ACGATTCCGCCTATTCCTACGAATAGTGAAACCGCGATACCAATCGCCCATTTAATCGTTGTAGATAATTGCGAGATGTCTCTTGCGTTTTCATTTGCGAGGGCCGTTGCGTGTTCCGCTTTCTTATCAGCCTCTTCCGCTTTACTCCGCGATTCCATCGCCCAGTCTAACTTCGTTTCCAGACGAGCCAATGCGATTGCTACGTCAAACTCTCGATTAGTTGGTTCGGACAATTTGCGCACCTCCTTTCAAAATAAAAAAGACGCCCGAATGAGCGCCTTTATTTAATAACTAAGTAGTTAGGACTACTTGATATATTCAGATTAAGTTCTTTATCCCACCGTAATCCATATTTAATACCTAACATCGTAACAAACTGGCCATTATTTTCGTTTAATTTAAGTTTTATTCCGTGATTGGCACTTGTTGTCCAAAAGGCAATAACCTTCTGCCCTTTTGCGTTTACAAACTCTAATACATAATCATCAGTTCGATTCGTTTTAATTCTTTTGTTATATTTAAATCCCTTTAATGTTTTAGATAAGGTTTGAGCAGATAAGAAAGAAAGTTTAGATGTATGGTAATAAGACGTAATACCGAAATTCTGCTCTCTATCTTGTGGATTTATTCCATCATTTCGCCAGTTGTACCAAATGCTAATCGGTATATCTTGTTGAGCGTTGATGAGATACATCCTAGACAAATATTCGGCTTGCTTCATCTCCCCGACAGGTTCTTGCACCTCAGATTGCGCCATCGAGTATCCCCATTCGCCAGATATTATAGGAATATCTTTTTCAGAAGAACTGTTAATAAGCTTCCTAAGTTTGCTATAATCATCAATTACATTCTCGGGTTTTCCATATTGGTAAGGATGTACAGATATGGCGTCAACATATTTCAATACACCCTCATTTAAAATCGATTTTAACCAAGCTAGCGAATCTTGGTTAATTCCCGCTAATGCTGGAGCAACTACTTTGGCTGTCTTATCGTACTTCTTTATAGTGGGGGAAATCTTTGCAGTCAACAGAAAGTAATCTTCATCACTAGGTTGATTATTCCAAAATTTACCGATGTTTGGCTCATTCCACACCTCCCAAATAGCACTTTGACCGCCGTATCTTCTTGCTGCAGCTTTAACAAAATTGTTAAATGCCTCTCTTCCTTCTTTAGTAACAATAGCTCTCTCTTGCTCATAAAGTCTATTTTCGTAAGCTAATACATAGTAAGGGCGAATACCTTTCTCTTTTAGAGCTTCATTTAAACGGTCATAGCCACTATTTTCAAAATCGTAATTTCCTTTCGTTTTTTCAATAGACGCCCAAGTAAGCTCGATTCTTACCCAACAAAAGCCTGCATCTGCAATCATTTGTACCTCGTTATCAGTTAATTTATTATTCACATTAATACCGAAACTATCAGTCATATCCGAAGACTCCTCACAGTTGTATTCTTCGTTTTTAGTTTTAAATATTAAAAAAATAACAAATAATAACGAGATAATGATAATTAAAAGATATAATATACGTTTAATAATTTATCACCTTTCCGTAATCAGAAATTACCATACCAATCTTCTCCGTTTTTTCTTTTTTCTTTTTTGAGTAATAAAGGCTTCTATAGATTCATATTTAAATTGATACAATGAGGTTCCTATATACGTCCAAAGAAATAAATTAAACGGGTAAAGTTCTAATATGTTAGTAAAAAATCCAGAAACGAAAGTGCAAACTAATAAACAAGACGCGACCTTTGCAGAGAAGTTGTTTGTTTTTTTAATATTAAGCAAGATTAAAAATACTACTATACTTATTATAACCAAAATACAAAAACACCCTAGTACACCAATCTGTTCATAAAAGGCAATATATTGATTGTCTACTGCGTAGTCAGTTGACTGATAACCTAAATCTGCAGTTCTTCTACTTGCAGAACCTACACTACCAAGGCCGGCTCCTACTAGACCTTCTATAGACCAAATGGAAGGAAGATGAACTCCCCAGTGCGAAAATCGGTCCTCTAAAGAAGATGTAGAAGATAAAGATGACTTAGACATATACATAATAGCCAAAGGTACTACACTAAACGTAGTGCAATATAAAAATAGAACTAAGTATTGGAGCCTTCGTTTTAACCCCTTCACAAAATGAAAACTCATAACAAGTTGAAATATTAACCAAAAGATAATAGCTGACCTAATTGTAGCTAAAAGTAAAAATACCAACGTAACTACTTTGATGATAAATTTTATTCTCTTTCTATTCCTGACTGAATCGCTATACTCTAACAATATACCTGTAAGTGATAATAAAAAAGCGTAATCGTCAGGTGTTCCAACAGATGAAGGTAATCTTAAAACAACATGATTGAAATGTTTAACTTGAACGCCGTACTCCCAGCCAGCAGCTAAAAGCGCTTCTAATCCTTGATTGTATTGGAAAATCCATGTAATGATTATCGTGGAGAAAGTAACTATTAAAACCTTATCAAGTTTTATTCTGAAACGAGTCATCAAAATACCTGAAAATATTAATAACAAAGGGAATACAGTTATTTTTAGCCCGTACATAAGGCTAGTTACGTTACCAGAACCAAGAGGAATACAAGCCCCTATGATAACGAAAGATACTAAAAAGAACATCAAAGAGAATGATTCTTTTCCTGCGAAATATTTTTTAATTAGTAAAAAAGCAATTGAATAAAACACAAGTGCGATAAGTAATACATCTTTACCAGCCCTAGTGAAAAGGTTGTCAAAATAAAGAGTCACTAGACCATAAACAGAGCCGTATACAAGCACAGTAAAAATAGCTACACTAATTATAAATTTATTTTTCTTCATTATATTAAGACCTCTTTTATTAAAATAATCCTACTGCGACTATCTTTAGGCTTCTTTTTTTTGATACGTAAGCCTTTTGTGATAGTACGATTTTCACCTTCCTCCCTTTATACAATAATAATTTTTATCGCTCAATTTAACAATAGTATTATTACAATAATTTTCTTTTGTTACATTATTTATCTTTAATATGAACAATAAGCACCCCTACAAATTGCGGAGGTGCCTAAGTTAGTTAAGATCCGATTATCGTATACTTAAAAGCTGTTGCCGTTCCGTAAGTGTGTGTTACTTTTATATCTCTTGTAGTACCATTTGGAATAGTGACGCTCACATCGCCGCCACCGCTTCCGGATCTACCGGTTAGTTTCGTCACAACGTTATTTTGATTTCCTAACCCTGTTGCAAAACTAAATACTCCTGTAGGCCCATTTCCGTCTGTCGCATCCAGTATAATAAAGCCAACTTTAGGAGTAATAGCTGAAATAACCGCTTCTTGTGCATTAGTAATAATAGACGTAACTTGACCGTTAACACTGCTCGCTTCACCGAATGCGCCTTTAAAACCGATTTTATCAGCTGACGCAAAAAAGGAGCGTTGTCCATCGTTGCTCATACCTAAATCAAAGTATGTGCTGTTAAAACCGTTGATAGATGTGTTCATTTTATTAATGATGAAATACGTTGTATCACTGACAACAATACCCGTTTCAATTATTCCGCCTATTAGCGTTATTCTTGCTTTCATAGGCGAAGTCACAGTAGGCGCAATCAACTTAACGTTTGTAGCTCCGTGCATAGTAAACATATGAGGAGCGTTAAAAGAGGCTCCGTTGTATAGGACGCCACTACCGCCGATGATAAAACCGTCTGTATATTCGTTTTCTATTCTCATACCATTCAAGGCCGGGCAATACGCTTGAAAGCCACTACCGATATACAAATTACACTTATTCCATTTGTTAGCGTACCAATATGATCCGTTCATTTGGATGTGGTTCGTGTCTGCTCCGATAACATCTACGCCAGCTATTACGCAAGAGTTCATCATAATGTTTTGACAGTTTATTTTGATCGGGTTATAAATTACACATCTATCTAAGTTGATAGCTCCTCCATTTGCCTGTAACTGCATAGCGTACGAATTTGCTGTGTCGTCTCCCGTTATTAAGATGTGGTCAAATGAGCAGTCGTTGTTATGATCCGCAATCCATCCCGTAACTTTATATCCTTGAATCATCATATTTTGATAGAAGTTATTTACAGAAGGCGCTCCGTTTACAAGATCAAACGTTGTATTTAAGCAAACGTTAACTCTATCTTTACCGTCTATACCGAAATCACGCAACATCATGTAAGCTGAATTCGTATACGTTAAAAGTGTGTTTACGTCACCATTCGGAACTAACAAAGACCGACTTCTACCTTCTCCAACAATTCCACCGGAAGTAAAGTTAGTAGATAACGCACCAACCATATATTTACCGTTAGGCAAGAAAACAGTCTGACCCGTTTGATTCATCTTGTTCAGCGCCGCTTGTATTGCTGCTGTGTCATCGTGAGCAGGTTGTGTATACGCGGAATCAATATACCATTTTCCGTCTGTGCTATTGAAGTACTTAGCGTCCCCATACGCATTGTAAGGAGGTTGTTTAACGTTTATATACCGCTGCTCAACCCATTTTTTCAAATCCTTAACTGCGTTTTTGACGTTAGCTGGCGCCCAATCGCTCCAATCCGTTTGATTATTCCAGTTACCGATTTTATCATCTACTTTTGTAAAATTGCTGTTTAGCTCCGTCCTTTTAAAATAGTCCATTTCCGCCCAAACATCCATGCCTAAATTCGGTGTTTTATTCGATGCCATTTAATCGACTCCCTTCGTTGTTAAAACGCAAATAAGCCCGCAAGTTAATGCGAGCCTTTTACGCCTGTACTGCGCTAATTGTTCCGTTATCTGCAACGGTGATTTTGAAGCGAAGATTCGTACCGGTTGAGTACATGTAAAACGAATCGCCGACTGTCGCCATATCGTTACGGAATGATCCGGTAATTCCTTCGAGGTCGTTATCCAACGTTTTCACATTCGAACAGCCTGCCACGATACGGAGTCCGTAGTTCATGCCAGTCTCCATCATGTCGTTACGCGTAGTATTTTCGTAAACACGTCCGTTTGTACTTCCGTTTGTGACATGGATTCCGTTAAATGAAAGCGACGCGGATTTGCTGGCGCCTTCTACGTAGTTGTTATTCGCCTTGAAGTTCGAACAGTTATCGATTAAAATACCGTGCTCTCCGCAGTAGTCGGTCATGTTGTCGTAGATTTTAACGCCTTTGGAGCTCGCTACGTAAACAACGTTCGTTTTAAGATCCGTTCCCGAATTGTCGCAAACGCTAAGTTCCGCGCAGCCGAATGCGTAAACTGTACGTCGCGCATTTTCGCCATAGTTATCGTAGACACGAGCGCTTTTACAGTAACTAATCGAAATAGCGTTACTAGTAGTCGGAGCTTCTACGACAGTATTACCGCGAATAACAACGTCGGAAATGTAAGTCGTAGGGTAAAGTACGTCCGTCCCTTGACCGGCGATTCGGATTCCGTCCCCGCTCGTTACTTGCGTAATTACGTTATCGAGAATTTTAATTCCGGATGACGGCTGCGTTGACGTTTTCTGTACGCCTGCTAAATCTTTCGTATTACCTGAGTTTGGCGTAGGGATTTCGAATAAAATAGGCGAAGCGCAGCTTACGAATCTATTATTGCGAACCGTTACGTTTTTCCATTTGAAAGAGCGAATGCCTGCATACGTTTGACCTTCGAAATAGCAATCTTCGATTAGAACGTCTTGGATATAAATATCGTGAACTGCGGAGTGGCCGCCGATGCCTACGAAAATTGGACTCGTTCCTGCTGTACCGCTTGCACCGAATTTACAACCGCGAATCGTTACGTCTTTCGTAGTTGTTCCGTCCCATGCGCCCCATCCAGGGAATCCCGACTGCGTTGCGGAGTCTAACTGAATAGCTTCCGCGAAGTTTCTGCTTCCGCCAGTAGGATCGAGATAGCCGAGGAATTCGCAGTTTTCGATAAGAACGCCTTTAGTCGAGTTGATTTCGATTGGATGCGAATAGGCGATATCTTTAATAACAACACCGTCGATAATAACGTCGTGGCTATGCGCAATGTTAATGCCGCCGAATCCGTAAAGACCGACCGACTGACTAAGAACATTTCCGTCCAAGATTCCGCCTTTAATAACGATGTGATGAGGACCGCCATAGCTTGCGTAGTTGTCGCCTGTCTTTCCGTTGTTAATAAACGACTCGGTTGCGCCTGTACGATAGATGCGGGCGTTTTTCCCCATTAGTAAGTACGTATATGATCCGATAACAAGCGCTGTATTTAAGTTATAATCGCCGTCTGGCACGATAACGCGTCCGCCTTTGTTTGCGAGTAAATCTAGCGCATGTTGAATCGTCGGGCTTGCGTCTGCGCCTCGGTCTGACTTTGCGCCTAATTGTAAGACGTCGATTCGTCGATTGTATTGTAAGAACGCTTTGAGTCCGTTATCTAATTGAATAACCGACATTCCGTTCGCTACCGTTTGTGTGTCGCTTTTGATGATGTATTCGGCTTCCCCACCGCCACCCGCTGCGTAGAATCCTAGCGTTTTAGCATAGTCGCCCGCCTTAAAGTCGGTCGTTTTTAACTCAGCAACCGTATTAACTACGCGACGCATCACCGAACCAAGCTTCGTAATAGTATCGAGCAAACTGCCGTCTATTAGGTTGAAGTTGGTGTTAAACTCTTCGCGGTCAACGTTGTCAGTTGGCGCCCATGTATTCAAGTCTAAATACGGTGTTTTGTATGTCGCCATATCACCGCCTCCTTAATCAAATTCTAATCTCGTATCTAATTCGCTAAATTGCTTAATGTCCGTGTCCGCCTGCGTCGTATCTTCCAGCGCCGACCAAGTAACCGGAGCCTGCGGATAAGACTTCTGCAACGTTTCCCACGTATACACATTCGCATCTTCAAATCGCATGTCTGACGCTTGAACTTCCGACCACGGAACGAATGAGAATCCGTAAGTAGGTAGAATGTGCGCCGGAACAATATCGTTTACTGCGTCTTGAATGTCCGGAATATTCTTTGGTACGCCGCGCTTGCCCGTAATTTTGATATGGACTTCGCTGTTACCGTTTTTCTCTGTTACTGTCGCTCCATAAAACGAGTTAACAACGGATGCTAGTATTTCTTTCGTTGTTGTGCCTGCGCCTCTGAGCTTCGCATTAATATAATGCCGTCTTGATCCGTAACTACGGTTCGGCGTATAGTCGATATCGAGAATCTTTTCCCAACGGTCGAGTGTAACGTCGCTGCTGTTAACGAAGAATTGATCGTATACCCTCGATAGTTCAGCACGTATTTTTGTGATTTCGTTCGCTTCCGTCTGGATAATCCGCATTGCCTCTTGAATGTCGTTGTAATACTTCGGCAAGTAATCTTTCATCGCATAGAGGTTGTCGCGGTCCGTACGATAAGCTGTTACGGTTGCGCTTGCGTTAATGTTGGCGCTGACCGTTTTAAATACGGTAAACTTACCGGTCGCCTGCGCTGTAGCCTTGACGTTAGCCTTAACGTATTTACGAAGCGAGAATTGCTTAGTCGAAAGAGTAGCGTTCGCAAGTACGCCAGCCTTTACGTATCTAACAGCACTAGCTTTAGCGATTGTAGACGCCGCCCCTGAAGGAGTAGCGCCTGTTTTAAGTCGTCGGATTACTTTCGCCTGGACCGTTGCTTTTCCGGATATATTACCTTTGGAACGATAAATAGACCGTACTTTTCCTTGTACGGTTGCTCTCGCTTGTAGCGTATTTGTGCCAAGCGTTATAATCGCCATTTAATACACCGCCTTACGCTAACGTAATTGTAATATCGCCGGCTGCTACTTTTAATTGGTCCGTAGACGAGATAGCTTTCGCTGTGGTTAGTACGCCTTGATAAAGCATGTTGCCCGAAGTTGCTGCGTCATAAATAGCGAAGTAACTTACCGTTCCCCAGCCCGCAGTTGCGACCGGAAATAGTACGTCTGCTGAATTCGAAGTACTTCCGTTAGTTGGTGCCGAGAAAGTAATCGCTTGACGTGCGTATGCTCCGCCAGATACTTCCGTTCCTGTTCCTGCGTCTGTAGGGTCGCTTGTAAATAGCGCCATGTATACCGTTGTTGGTGCCGTATATGCTTGCCCGCGTAATGTTGCGTTAATCAACGCGTTTTCTAAATAATCGCTCATTGCTGTCATCGAAATTCCTCCTTAGTTTTGCGTTACGACAACCGCGCCTACAAACGGCACTTCGTCGCTAGCTGTGATAATATTTCCGACTGATCCGTTAACTTTTAAATCTGCGTAATCGACAACGCCTTCAGCGTCAAGGATTGCGTTTCCGATTTGCGAGTAACGTACGGTTGTTTGTTCGAATGCTACGGTTTTTAAATACGTGTCAATATTCGAAATAATTAAGCCGGTCACATCGTCGATAGAAGCTCCGTCAATCAACGTTAATTTTGCGGTAACGTCAATCGGAATCTCAGACACGCCGAGAACCGTTACGTCTGCGCCAATTGGCCGAACGCTTTCGATGTATGTTTCCGCTGCTGTGATTACGGATTGTGAAGGGCTCCGTTTGTCTTCGTTAACGAGCACGACTTTAACGGTGCCGGGTCCATTCCATAACGGATAGCACTTAGCGTCATAGATGCCATTAACTTCTTTCGCCCAGGATTCGTATTGATACTTGTTCCCGCTAGTAATCGGACGACTTACGTGCTCTTGATATCGCGTATAAAGTAGTTCGTCTGATTCTTCGTCAAAACCACCCGTAAACTCCGCATCGTTATTTACGCTAGTAAGGCCGTCAATGTCGCTGTCGTCTAGGTCCGTGATTTCACCTACGCCAACGTTTCCGTCAGCACCTCCGACTTCCGCTTCAGCCGCCGCCTTTGCTACGCCGTTTGTAATCGTCACTGTTTCGGTAGTTACGAAATAAATACCGTCGACTGTACTAACGCGAGTGTCTGCCGGAATGTCCGTTCCTTCAAGTCCGTAAAATGTAAGTGTGCCAGTCGACTTGACCGCTTCCTTACGCGCCATACCTTGCTCGGCTACTTTGCGATCTAAATATTCACCGTAAGCACTATCGGCAAATCCGAGGTCGAGAACGTTATCCATTTCCGCATATGTTTGCGCCAGTTCAAGCGCGGCAGGCGCTATCATATCGTAAATAACGGAACCTTCTCGTTTGTCAAAGTCGGAAGGGATGCGGGCTAGCATTCGTTCAAGAATCGCCTCGTACGTTTCGCCGTCAAATATAGTCATTACGTCACCTCCAATTCGTCGAATGTGATTTCTTCGCCGTTACTATCCGTGATAGAAAACGAAATGATTACTGTGTCTCCTGCAGCCGTAACCGTCAGATCGTTCACGCTTTCGATGCGGTCATCGTAGATAAGCGCTTCTTCAATAACACGCGGTATTTCCGTTTCAACAAACGATTTCGTTACGCTGGCTCCGATGAGGTCTTCGATTTCACATCCGTATTCGTCCGTATAAATTAAAAACCGCTCACGGGCTGTAATTAACGCCTTGTGAACGGCTTGCTGTAACGCTTCTTTTTCGTCAATGAATCCGCCTAGTCGTCCGTTTTCAAAGTCGAGTTTATACGTCTTTGAAGGCTGAACGGCGTCGTCCGCAGTTTCGGCGAGTAGTTCCGCCAATTCCTCTTCGCTAAAATCTGGTATGAGTGGCATTAATATCTCACCGCCTTATCTAATACGAAGTAAGTCGTCTGCGCTTCGTTACTTGCGACGATAACACGATCGCCTTCCTGCAACGGAGTATCAACAACTTTGCCTGCGAAAATTAGGTCGCCTTTATATAAGTCGAAGTCGAATCCGTCTAACCGTATCGCAACTTCAGGCGGCGCTGATCTTACCGTGCCGAGTTCGATATCGATGTCTTTGTTATGTCCGTGTTTTCGCATTAACTGGACGAATTGTGAATAACCGTTTCCCTGCGGCTTTGTCATGCGACCGCCTCCTTAGAATTTAATGAAGTTACGTGGATTGACCGGATTCTTCCAACGTCCGTTATGAATTTCGAAGTGTAGATGCTGTCCGGTTGATCGTCCGGTATTCCCCATGAGTCCGATTTGCGTTCCTTGATTTACTTTGTCGCCGACTTTAAATCGACGTGAGCCCTTACGCATGTGGCCGTAAACTGTTTCGTACGTCTTACCGTTAATGTTATGAACGATAAAGATAACCTCGCCGTAACTTGCCGATACATACGATTTCGAAACTGTTCCGCTTGCTGCCGCCTTGATTGGAACGGTGCCGGCTTTCGCAATGTCAAGCCCTTCATGCGCTCTGCCCCAACGTTGCTTCATTTCGCTGGTCACGACGCCCTCGCACGGTCTTATGAATCCGGTGCTGTTCTTAACTGTGCTGCTAGAACTTGTCGTAGTTGTGACCGTTGTAGTCGAGCCTTCGTAGTAACGAAGTACGTGCGGAACATAGTTAACGTCGCCGTAACGTCGCCATCCGTGCTTCTTTGCCATTGCTGCCGAGAATGCTTTAACGTTAGTCATGTTGTAGCCGCCGCGTGCTTTTGCGTATGCGATGAATCCTTGACCGAAGTTGTACGACTGCAACGCCAATTTGACTTCGCCAGCCTTCTTCAGAACTTGCGCGAAGTACTTAACGCCTTGCTTAATCGACGCTTCATAACGAAGTACGTTTCGGCCTAACCCTGCTGATTCACTCGATTGCATTAGATCCGGAAGTCGTCCGCCACTTTCTTGCATCATAAACGCCAATAAAAGCTCCGTATAAGATTCGATTCCGTTAGCTCGCGCATATTTACGTACCATTGGCTCCCATTTACGAACAGTCTGCGGAACTTTCGCTCTACCGCCTTTAATCGTTGTAGTTGTCGTAGTTGAACCGCTAGAACTTCCGTCGCTAGAACTACCGTCATCAGACTTCTCTTCCGGAGGCTCGTAGTCTTCTTCCGCAATGTCGAACGTACGTGATAACGTAAGGGACATCGTGTGATATCCGTCAGGTCCGATATTATGCGTATCAGTGATAACGTAAAAAGCGCCGGAAATCTGTGTCATTGTTTCGCGGACTAAGATTGATGTTCCGCTTATGACACCTTCGATTCCGAGCGCTTCTATCGAAAATTCCTGCTCCGGCTTATTGATTTTCGGCAACATACTTTTCGCCAGCGCCTGAAGTTTATTTGCGTCTTTTACTTCGCTAACGTGTTCGTAGTGTTGCATCGTTCCATATACGTTCTTTGCATTTTGATCGACTGCGAAAGCTTTGACCGGTGCTTCCTCGTCACCGCCGGTTAAACTAACCTGCGTTTTAACGTCGTCCATGTTCGTGCTGTACGTGGCGCTGATTAGATTCGCTCCGTCTTCGATGTACATACGTGTTAATTGCTCCTTGCGTTCGACCAAGTGAAGTACGCCGCCTTTAGATTGAAGCGAAAACTGGCGATTGTTCTTTTTACGCGTTTCAGTGAGCGCGATAACGATGACGTCCCATAGCGTTTTATCTCGAAGGATAAGCTTCGGAATAACATAGCCCGTGTCAGAGATTTTGCCGGTTTTAATTCCGAATCGTTTACACAGATACATAACGATCTCAGACGCTTTTTTATTATCGAATCGATAACTATCGGAAACCTTCGTTAAATAATGATTCGCGTCATACGCCGAGATAGACTCCTGACCTTTATCGTCGATATCGTAACCGAAGATGATACCCTGGAATAACTCCGTCTTGCCTGCCAGTATACGAATCTTTCGCCCCAGCTTGAACGCGACCGCTCGTTTCTGTCCGTCGATTGTATTATTAATCGTAACTTCACACTTACGACTGGCCTGCGCTAAATCGCCCGAAATCGTAACGCCCATGTTCAAGTCGTTAACGAATACCGCTTTGCTTCCTTCGTAATAAATAACGCTTAGATGAGTACGACTAGTATCGTAACCACTATTAACGGTAACTTTCTGCGTAGCCATTACGGAATCACCAACTTTACTCCTGGACGTATTACGAGATACGCGTGCTTCTTGACCTTATCTTTGTTAGCTTCGTAGATTTTAACCCACATCTTCTCGTCGCCGTAAATGCGTTTTGCGATGTGTAGAAGAATATCGTTCTGTTTTGTCGTGTAAGTACGCGTTTTAACTTTCGTACTTGGAGGTCGAGTAGTCTTCGTAGTTTCGTAGCGAACCGGCAGCCATTTGAACTGTTTCAACGTAAGCGAAAAGTAAATATCGCCGCGATTACCCGCACGCTCAACTTCGTATGAGAATTCGCGCACGGTTACGAGATAGTTAATCTTCGAACCCGTTACGATGAAACGAATCGGTAGTTTACTATCGCGCCACTTTTCGATAATTGCTACGTAAGTATACGGCGCTTTGAATCCGCGATACTCGCAGTAAGCTTCGTTATATTTTGCCGGAAAGAACGTCCCGAACGAGAACTCTTTCAATCCGCGATCACCGAAAATAGATACTTCGCCAAGATTAGCGATTGTTACATCGTTGAAGCCGAACGGAGAGGTTACGTTGAGTGTGTCCGGGTTGACGGGCAGCCGCACACGTTCGGTATTGCGTTCATTCGTTAACCAAAACTCAATCGCCATTATGCGCC